TGCCGCACCATACGGGCTACGGCCTGTAAAACGTGCTGACGGCCTGCCCTACGCAGGTGCTACTACTCAGTACTTGATTGATCCTGCTGGGGAAGGTACTAACCTCTTCAACGGCCAAGTTGTTCATATTGGTGCCGATGGTTACGTCGCACTGAGTACAGCGACTGGTGCTGATGGCACAACAAACGCATTGCCTACGGGTACAACCCTCACGGGTTCCTTGGGTGTGTTTGTTGGCTGTGAGTACATTAACGCACAAGGTCAATTGATCTTTAGTCAGTACTACCCTTCTGGCACCGCTGGTGTTGTTAAGGCGTATGTTGTTGACGATCCCAATGTGTTGTTCCAAGTTCAACTGGACGGTGCTGCCGATCAGTCTGATATCGGTGCTAACACGTTCTTTGCTGCTGTTCAAAGTACCTCTACGGGTTCTACCCAGACTGGTAACTCTACAAGCGCAGTAGACGCAACAACTGTTACTACAACCGCCGCCTTCCGTATTGTCAGTGCCGTATCACCTATTGGTGACGCGTTTCCTGATGTGTTGGTTAAATTCAACCCCGGCTATAGCAGCAGCACCAATGCTGTTGGCTTATAAGGAGCTAAATAATGGCTATTTCAAGAGCACAATTACTAAAAGAGTTACTGCCGGGGCTAAACGCGTTGTTTGGTTTGGAGTACGCGAAGTACGGCGAAGAGCATAAAGAGATTTTTGAGACTGAATCTTCTGACCGCTCTTTTGAAGAAGAAACTAAGCTGTCTGGCTTTGGTTCTGCACCTGTTAAGGGAGAGGGTTCTGCCATCTCTTACGACAATGCGCAGGAAGCATGGAGCGCACGTTACACGCACGAAACCGTTGCTATGGGGTTTTCAATCACTGAAGAAGCGATTGAAGACAACTTGTATGACTCTTTGTCATCTCGTTATACCAAAGCGTTGGCTCGTGCTATGGCGTACACCAAGCAAGTTAAAGCAGCAGATGTACTGAACGGCGCTTTTGCTGGCACTACTTACGGCGATGGTGTTGTGCTGTGTTCTACTGCACACCCACTTGTTTCTGGTGGTACTAACTCTAACCGCCCTGCGGTAGCGTCAGACCTTAACGAGACTTCTTTGGAAGCTGCTATCATTCAGATTGCTGGCTGGACTGATGAACGTGGTCTTTTGATCGCTTCTAAGCCTAAGAAACTTGTTATTCCCCCCGCTTTGCAGTTCGTAGCAACTCGTTTGTTGGAGACTGAAGGTCGTGTAGGCACTGCTGATAACGATCTGAACGCCCTCAACAACAATGGGTCTATCCCGCAAGGCTACTCAGTTAACCATTATCTTACCGATACAGATAACTGGTTCTTGATGACTGACGTACCTAACGGCTTGAAGCACTTCGTTCGTAGCCCAATGGCTACTTCTATGGATGCTGACTTCGATACCGGCAACAGCCGATATAAAGCCCGTGAGCGTTATTCGTTTGGTGTATCTGACCCACTTGGTGTGTTTGGTTCACCCGGCGCGTAGTATTATTTGTGTGGGTTAGTGTCTGGGGGTCTTTTGCAGTCAACTTTAGCCCTTACTAACCCACACAAATATGTTATACCAAAGGGGGCTTCGGCCTCCTTTTTTATGTTTGACTTAAAGCTATATACTATGATATGTTTAGCCCTATCGGGAAACAATCCGGTGAATCTGACAGACCCGGCTGACGACATGTAGACAGATTCGCCTTAACTCACATGTGAGAACTATAAAATGGCTAAAACCACTTTTTCAGGCCCAGTCCGTTCGGATAATGGCTTTCAAATCCCCGTCGTAGTTACTGCCGACCTCCCTGCCTTTGCTACTACCACAGTTGGTACTGTATATATGGTCAGCGATAATGGTGGTGGTGACGACGAATACTGCATCGTAATCAATACTGGCGCTGCTTGGGTCACCGCTGTTGGCGCAGCTCTTAGCTAAACAGGGGGCTTAAATGTCTAGTTCTGATGTCCAAACAAAACGTGTAACCGGCACAGGTTCGCTTGCTGTTGGCCCTGCACGTATACGACAACTACAGGTGTTGACAGATAATGTTGGCCCCGGCAGGTTAACCATAACTAATGGTAATGGTGGCCCTACGCTAATTGACCTTGATTTCCTCCAAAATGACTCTCATTCAGTTAATATTCCTGATAATGGGGTTCGTTTTGAGAGTGATGTATGGATTTCGGTTGAGACTAATATTACCGCCGTAACTGTATTTTATAGTTAATATGCGTAAATATTATAAAGCTGGGGGTAAAGTTGACAAGGCCGCGATGTCTTGCAACGCCCCCAAACGTACGCCTTCTCACCCTAAAAAGTCTCATGTAGTTAAATCATGTGAGGGTGGGAAAGAGAAGGTAATACGTTTTGGTGAACAAGGCGCAAGCACTGCAGGTAAGCCCAAACAGGGCGAGTCTTCAAAAATGAAGGCTAAACGTAAATCTTTTAAGTCTAGGCACGGTAAAAACATTGCCAAGGGGAAATCCTCCGCAGCGTACTGGGCCGACAAAGTTAAATGGTAGGGGACAAAAATCATGCGTAACATGTTTAAACAACTTTTTGGCGATGGTAGTAGTACCGATAAGGACAAGAAAAAAAGTAAGAAAAAAGATAGTTATACTATGGCTCGGGAATACGCAGACAAAGCAAAAGCCGAAGCCAAACGCGGGAAAGCAAAAGCCGCTAGCCCCGGAGTATCTTCGGACGCTATGCGTGACATGGTGAACCGCCCTAAAAAGGCTATGCCTACTTCAAAAGAAATGCAGGCTAAACGAACTAGCGGGGCTACGCCTAAAATGGCTGCTCCCGGCGTAAGAAAGGCCCAGCAAACTAAAGCTAAGGATTTGACAACCCCCACCCCCGCTCCTGCTAACATAAACCCAAAAGGTATGACAGGCACGGCTAAACCCCCCGTTGCGGATATGATGCGCCGAGAAGCTGCCACTGCTCCCGGTATGGCCGCTGAAGGTATGGCTAAATCTGTCGGGGAAGCAAAAAGTAGCGGGAAGAGTAAGTTTATTGGTAAAGATGGTAGACAAAAAGCAGCGGTCACTAAAGAAGAACTAGAAGCCTCTGGGTTAAGCCTGCGAGATTACTTAAACAAGCAGCAGGGCAAAACTCGTCGCCCCGAAATGAAATCTGGCGGAATGGCCAAGGCTTACAAGAAAGGCGGTAAGGTTCGTGGCGCAGGTAAAGCTACTAAGGGCGTACGCGCTTGTAAAATGCGATAGTGCGTAACTACTACCGTAAAGAAACTAGCGCGTGTGGGTACAAGGAAGGTGGTACTGTAAAAGACGCGTGCTACACTAAGGTCAAGAAGCAATACAAAGTGTTTCCGTCAGCCTATGCTTCGGGAGCCATTGCTAAATGTCGGAAGAAGAAGGCCGGTAAGTAATGCGTAAGAAGATACGTAAAACTGAGAAAGGTGCTTCGTTAAAGCGTTGGTTTGAAGAGGACTGGAAAGACGTTAGCACCGGCAAGGCTTGTGGTAGGAGTAAAGGGGACGGACGTGGTACTCCATACTGCCGCCCTAGCAAGCGGGTATCTGAGAAGACTCCTAAGACCTCTGGCGAGATGTCTAGCGCGGAGAAGAAAAAGAAGGTAGCTGAGAAAAAAAGTCTCGGCCAACCAGCGGGTAAACCACGCAGAGTTGCCCCCACAAAACGCAAGAGTAAATAACATGGGTATGGGTGTTAAGCACTACTTTAAAGATGGTAAAGAGCACAAGGGTAGTATGCACAAGCACCCCGATGGGACTCTTATGACTGGGAAAAGTATGTCTAATGCGTCCAAAAAATTGTTCCACTATGGCAAGCTCTCTGGTAAAGCCAAAGTTAAAGCTAAATCAGGGTGGGGTAAGTAATGGCTACATCAGGAACTACAGCGTTTAACATGGACTTCACGGAGATTGCCGAGGAAGCGTGGGAACGGGCTGGGCGTGAAATGCGTTCTGGTTACGATCTCAAGACCGCTCGGCGCTCTATGAATCTGCTTACTATTGAGTGGCAGAACCGTGGTATTAACATGTGGACTATAGACAGCGGTACTATTGCGCTTACCCAAGGGACTGGGCAGTACGACCTACCTGCGGATACTATAGACTTGATTGAACATCAGTTACGTACGAACAGTGGCAATGTAGCCACACAATCTGATCTTACCCTAAGTCGTATTAGTGTAAGTACTT